GCCTTCAAACATAGTGAATCTCACTACTGGCATGACAAAGTATATAGCAAAACTCTTCGTATAAGTCAAGGACAGACAGAAGAAGATACTGTTAACCAAGATCATTTAAAAAATATACAATCTATTGATGAAGTAGTCACTGGATTAACAGTAGTATACAATTCACTCGATTTAATCAAGACGTCCTACAACTCTGTCAGGGCTCATCATCCCTTCATGAAGCTCATTATTGTAGATGGGTCTAGCAAATCTGACCCTTGCTACGAATACATCGCATCAATAGAAGACCCAACACTCAGGTATTTCAAGTAGACCGCAATATAGGCCATGGTCTAGGCCTTTGTTACGGAATAAAGCATATTACTACTCCTTACGTACTTATCTTCGATTCTGACATTGAGATGTTAAAATCTCCTGTTCAATCTATGCTCAACATGATGGAGGATAATACCTATGGAGTAGGTTATACTGAACAAACTGACATCGGAGGATGGGATTTTGGAGCTAGACCTAATCAAACCAAGTACGGTTCAATTAGGTATCTTCATCCTTACTTCTGCTTAATCCAGTTAAAGGAATATGCTAAATACCCACCTTTCATCCACCATGGAGCACCAGCAATAGATACTATGTTAGCTATAAATAGAATTGGATTAGCGAATTCAGTCATTAAGGAGTTTCCTGGCCTTGGGCATTCTTCTGGTACTGGCATCTCTTGGAAAAGCGCTCCTCGTGAATATGTCAGACATGACATATCGGGTACTCGAACTCTTCGAAGGAACGCTGGAAAGTCTGAAATAGAAGGTCTGTGGGATAAAGAAGGACATGGCACTATAACTTGTATCACTCCTACTGGTGATCGTCCAGAGGCATTTGCCCTGTGTCGTAACTGGATGAAGCGTCAGACTACTCCTTATACTCAGTGGATAGTTGTAGACGATGGATTTACTCCGCTTCCTGAGTATTTGAGGGAGGGTATAGATTACATTAGAAGAGAGCCTAGCAAAGGTGAAGGGCACACTCTTAACATAAATATAAAAACTGCCCTCCCTCATATTAAGGGTGACAAGATCTTAATTATCGAAGATGATGATTGGTACGGGCCTAATTACATAGATACTATGAGTAAGTATCTAAATGTCTATGACTTGGTTGGTGAAGGACTGGCTCGCTACTATCATGTCCAAGTATCTAAATTTGGCAGAATTACTAATAGATCTCATACAAGTTTTTGTCAGACAGGATTCACTAAAAACATACTCTCAATATTTGAACAAGCTATCCCTGGTGATCCTTATATAGATTATAGATTTTGGAAGATGGTTAGTGAAAACAAACATGTTTTCTTAGATCCTGCTGATCAGCTTCATCTTCACTGTTCTATTAAAGGGTTAAAAGGACGTAAAGGAATAGGTACAGGGCATTTACCTAACGCTATATGCTATACTCATGAAGATATAGAACTGAGCCAGTTAATTCGCTGGGTAGGACTTGATGATACAAAGGTGTATATGGATCATGTAGGAAGATCCTTTGCTATTCCTGCACATTACAATGTACTAAAGATCCCTATTACCAAACGAGTAACTCGTAGAAACTCTTGGCAGAATAGGGTCTTGGAAGCTCAAAGAAATATAAACCTTAGCCGAGCTAATGCTCAAGTAGCTTAACTATGATAGACCAAGATCTACAAGATATCCTATCCCGATGTGCAGTAAGCACCAGGATGGTAGCTAAAACTTTCTTTCCAGAACGTTTCTACGTGCCGTTTGCTGAGAATGTTCATGGAAAGATATTTGATCTAATTGATGGCCCTGATCAAAAAGTAGCTATAGCTGCACCTCGTGGGTGGGGCAAGACATCAATAGTCGCCCTTGCCCTCATGGCTAGGTACATTCTATTCCGTCACACACCTTTTATATGTTATATTAACAAGAGTCATGACGCTGCCTCACTTCAAACTGAGAATCTACGCCGAGAGCTGGTAACTAATAGAGATATCAAAGGTTTCTTTGGCGACTTCAAGTCTCGTGATGTTTCTACTGGGGAATTTGAGGAGGTCTTTAGCAAGAAATCTTGGGTTGCCTATGATACCTTAGTCTGGCCTCGTGGTGCAGGACAGCAGGTTCGAGGTGTGTTGTTTAAGAATGACCGCCCAGGGTTGATTGTCATAGATGACCTCGAAGACCCTGTTAAGATTAACAATGAAGATATTCGTAAAGCTTGGTATGAGTGGCTATATGCAGATGTTATTAAGGCCCTTCCTCGTATCGGGCCTAAAGCTAGCCAGTCCAAAATAGTCTACATCGACACTCTCAAACATGAAGACTCTGTTCTCCAAAAGCTACTTGATTCACCAGAGTGGAAGTCTATACGTCTTGAGGCTTGTGATGATGATTTTCACTCGACTGCGCCTAACTTTATTTCTGATGAGGCAATCCAAGCTGAGTGGCAACATCATGTAGATGCTGGTCAGACTGACGTATTCTTTCGAGAGCTTCGTAACTTACCTATATCAACAAAAGACGCAGCGTTTAAAACTGATTACTTTCGATATTATAGTTTACCGCCTGACAGGGCCAAGACTGAAAATGACCTTTCTACACTCGATGTAGAAGTTCAACAAGATTCCAATATCGAAACTGTGGTCATTCTTGACCCTGCCAAAACTGTCAAAATCCACTCTGCTGAATCAGCTATAATAGGTATAGGAATTGACCTAAATAGTGCTAAGATCTATGTCCGAGATGCTATATCAGAAAAGCTGTATCCTGACGAAATCTATGATGCCCTCTTCGGAATGGGTATAATGCTAGATGCGAAGGTCTTGGGTATCGAAGAGACTTCCCTAAACGAGTTTATCAAACAACCTATTAAAAATGAAATGTTTCGCAGAGGTAAGTTCTTTGAACTTGTCTGGTTAAAAGCTCGTGGAGGAATGAAGAAAGAACATCGAATAAAGGAATTAGTTCCCTACTACCGAGGTGGCTATATATATCACAATGCTTCTTGTGCAACTATAAAGAAGCTTGAACAACAATTACTTATGTTTCCTAGGTCCGCTCTCTGGGATTTAATGGATGGATTGGCGTATCTTATTGAGATGTTAGAGCTTGGTGAAAGGTACTTCAGTCCAAATGACGATCCTGATAATCTCGAAGCTGAATACAAAGAACTTACATACGACCATCCAGTTGAAGACTGGAGATATATATAAGTTCGTATAATTTTTAAACGATCTTGAATTTATTCTTATGGCTCGTAAATATGTTACAATAGGTTCTTTAGTCAACTTCCATGGATATGATAATGTGGACTTTGACAAGGCTATAGCTACAGACGGTCCTATATCTGCTGGTAATCCTGTTGACGACATAGATGTATTACGCAAAGAAGATATGGGGTCTTTGGTTGGCATTGAAGGTACAGTTACTGGAGACCTTATCAGATGGAATGAGTCTGCAGATGGATGGGAAGTTAAACACTTTCCACCTGAACCGGCTACATATACTGATAATCATATAATAACGATAGCTGAATTAGAAATGACACATAGAATGAATTCAGCTTTGGATAAAATCTTTACTCTTCCGTCTGTTGGGGCTGATCAAGATGGATATGGAGTAACTTTAATGAATATAAATAGTGGTAAGCTAACTGTGCAAGTATCTGATAACGATATTATTAGTGATTCGTCTGTTGCTGGTTCAGCATATTCTACATCTGCATTGGCAGTTCTAGTCTTGGAATATGTTCATAGTATTGTCACTTGGGTAATAAAGACAGCTACAGGTACGTGGATAACTACATAGGAGTAATAATGAGAAAGATATTTAATATTTGGACGATCATAGCTACAGCGGTTATCCTGATGGGAGCCGGAACAACTTATTATAGTTTGAAGTCAACAGATAGTCCAATATTTGCAAATATAAAGTTATCAGCCTTGAGTGATGGCTACATTCCTTATCATGTTGATGATGCTACTGGCTTTGCTGATGGTCCTGTTAAAGCAGATGTAGATGATGCAGTGTCTAAAAAGCACACTCGATCTCATGCTATATCTTCAACTTCGGATCACTCAGATGTAAATCTAGCAGCTATCTCTAACAATGACTTAATGAGGTGGGATGATCCATCTTCTAAATGGTTACCTAAGTCAATAGCTGAAGTTGTATCTGGTAATATTATAGATCCTAGTAATGTACGAATTGCATCTTTAACAGATGGTTATATCCCTTATCATGTAGATGACACCACAGGGTTTGCAGATGGGCCAACTAAAACTGACGTTGACGATGCGGTAAGTAAGAAACATTCTCAGAATACAGACACAGGGACTACAGGAGCATCCTTCACTATAGAGTCTGATGCACCTGACGCTGGAGAACTTTACCTCGGTCAGGACAATGCAGGTGTTAATGGAGATAACTCTGCCGGTATTAAGAATGACAGTGGGACAATAAAATATAAAAACAAAGCTGGAGATTGGACAGCTGTTGGAGCTGGAGGTGGTGGAGACGTATCTACAGACGCTATTTGGGATGCTGCTGGAGATCTTGCTGTTGGAACTGGTGCTAATACAGCAGCTAAGGTCAGTATAGGTGCAGAGGAAATAGTTGCACGTATTGGAGCAGGTAATATAGATGGGATTTCAGTTGCTGAACAGACTATAGTTGGACGAAAGACTGGTGGTTCAATAGATGATCTTAGTGCGGCGGATGTGAGGACTATTTTAAATGTAGCAGACGGGGCAGAAGTAAATAATATATCTGACGTGAATGCTACCGACTTAACAGATGGTGGAGATACAACTCTGCATGACCATGACGGCATCTCGGAGAACACGGCTGCAAGGCATACCCAGAACACAGACACGGGCACGTCAGAAAACTTCACAATGGTCAGCGGGAAATACTTAGCCACTGACAAGGTTCGAGCTGTTGACGGTGACGGTCTGTATCTGGTTGACGACGGAGACAACGGTCTTACTGTCCTTGACGGTGGCAATGTGCTGATATCAGGCAATCTGGGCACAAATGAAGGATCGTACAACAGTATCATAGGCTCTGCGTTTGCGTCCGAGTCGGGATATACTTATTGCAATATTGTAGGTAAAGATATTGGAAATAACGCCACAGGCGCTGTGTATTACAACCAAATCACAGGCTACGATATTGCTGACAGTGCAACAGGTGATGTTTATCGAAATATAATTACAGGCTCTTATATTGCAAATAACGCTACAGGCCATGTACGTTATAATTTAATTGCAGGCTCTAATGTTGCAAATTATACTACAGTTAATGTTTACAATAACATAATTACAGGCTCTTATATTGCAAATGCCACTACAGGTTATACATATCAAAATTCAATTACAGGTAACTATATTGCCAATTCATCTACGGGTGGTGTATATCGCAATACACTCATAGGTGAATCCATTGCATATAACGCTACAAGTTATGTGGCTTATAATTCAATCACAGGCAGCAATATTGCCAACGCTGCTACGGGCAGTGTGACTCGTAATTCAATCACAGGTAGCGATATTGCCAATACTGTTACAGGCAGTATGTATTATACATTCAGTGTAGGCCATGCTAATCTCTACAACACCACCAACGAAACCAATCTTGAAAGAGTCATTGCCCTGCCTTATGAATCCTTGAGAGAGAGTTCAGCAACTGATCTTGATGACGCTATTGCCATAGGATATCGAGCAGGCTATCAGAACACCAAAAACAACCCATGTCTATTAGGCCGTGAATCTACCGCTACTGCTGATAAACAGGTGGTGATAGGTTCGTCTTATTACACTGGAGGCATTCTGCTTGATGGTACTACTACCATCGAAGGAGCTGTTTACATAAAAGAGCAGGCTGCAGCTGGCTCTGATGTCGCTGGGTACGGTCAGATATGGGTAAAGGACGATACACCAAACGAGCTTTATTTCACTGACGATGCAGGCACAGACACACAGATAAGCTCTCACCCGCTGGACGCTCCGGCGGAACTGTATGCCAACGGCCCTGGGTTGGACTGGATAGGAAAACGTGTGCAGAATTATCTTGGAGTTATATTCTGGCAGACACTTGATGGTAGTATTACGGAAGAGACTTTTGACGATTACAACCTGAGAAGAAAAGATGATCCTGGCCATGTTGATCTGGTAAAAAGAGACTGGAATACCGATCAGATGGCGCGGCTAAGAGCAAAGGCACTGGAAGAAATGATCTCAGAAGAAGTTACTATAGACAATGCCTTTGAATCTGTGGAAATAACGAAAGAGGTCGAGGTCAGCACAAAGACC